GCAAGTTCATTTCGTTCCGTGGACGTATGACGACATCAAGGATAAGGGCTGGACACACTATCGAAGTGTGGACTACGGTTATGTGAACCCAACTGCGGCGGCAATGTGGGCTGTCAGTCCCGGCGGCGATATATTCATGTATGACGAGTATTACGTTTCCGGTAAAGACGCCATGGAACACGCGCCAGGAATTATCGAGAAGTGCGGGAACCGACGGAAGCTGGTGCGTAAGTTTCAAGACAGCGATAGCGGGGCCGTGTATGACGTGTACGAAGAAGAAGCAGTTAAGCAGGCGTATTTCAGGACGTTTTTGGATTGGCACAGTTTTCAAACGGCGGGTGGAGTAGGCAGGCCGGTGAGTTTCTTTTTCCAACTTGGCGGGTTGAGCGTGTGTGAAAGCACGAAGCTGGGGCAGGATCAAAGAGCGCAGAATTTACGGGCGTTGCTTAAGGTTGACCCGAATCGTAAGCACATGGTGACGGGCAAGGATGGCGCACCGCGAATGTACTTCTCAACGCAATGCGTAAAATTTAAGTGGGAATGGGAACGGTGTGTTGTGGACGCTAGAGCTTTTGGAAATGAGAACCACAATTACAAGGAAACAAAACGCAACCGCAACGACCACCTGATAGATGCCGCAGAATACGTGGCTTGCGAGAACGTGCGATACCAGGGTGATTATGAACATAACAAGCCGAAGGAGTTTAGCAACGTCAGTAAACATGGAGGATACTAGATGAATAACGCTGATTTACGGTTGGTTAGCATGGTGATTAACGAACCCGGTTTCAAAATCATCGAAGATGAAATTAGACAACGCGGGATCGGGTTGGATCACGTGAACCGTGTCACTGGCAACCCGTTCTTCGATGGCGAACTGAAAGGTACGGTATCGTCTATTGAGAACTTGTTGTATTTCCTAAATGAACTGCGTACAGAAATCAAGAATATGAAGGGAGATGACTGATATGGACATCAAGACATTTCGCCCACTTCGCGCATTGATGCTGGTACAGCGCGATACTCCCGATGAATCTAAGGGAGGTATATTTATTCCAGATATGATTCAAACCTACGGCTGGCGCGCAACTGTGGAAACAGTCGGCAAGGACGCTGGCGATTACAAGAAGGGCGATGTGATCCTGTACCAGAAGGAATATACCGTTCTCCCATTTGCCGACAGGACGTACGCGATCACGGACGCCAAACACGTACTGGCGAAGATCAATGTGGTTGGTGTCATAGAACGGATCATGCCCCAAAACGAGTTTGTGCTAGTTATGCCAACGGAAGATAATGATACCAAATCTGATATATTTCTGACCGACAAAACCAAGGCTAATGAGCCGATAGTGTGCGGTTATGTTGTCCGGTGCGGATCAAAGTGCGAAGATTTTGCTTCATGCGAAACTGTTTGGTTTCACCAGAAAGCCGGAATAACGTGCGTTGAGGATGATCAGATTCATAAACTGGTGAACGCGAAAGACGTGTTGTGCAAAAAGACTTAACATATCATTGTGTTCATTGCGGTAAACCAACTAATTATGATGGTGTTTCGATTCACCGCGATCCGGTTTGCTCCGAATGTTTGAGAAGGAATTATCCCACAATACCCCGATGTGCCTGGACGAATATATCCGAATCCAATAAGTTTGAGTATTACGAATACATGATGGGCGACTTCTTGGAAACAGAATAAAATATAATTGTATTGACATTTCACATAATTTATGGCACAATCCCCGCCAGAACAAATAGAAGGGGTGTGTTCACTTGAAAAAGTGGCAACCCGCATTCGAGAGTGGTTAGAAAAGAAACTCTACGGCGAAGTGCGTATCCGCATTGTCGCTGGAAAAATAAAGGAGGCTACCTACACCGAGTCGCAGCATTTTGACTGATTACCAGTAGATAACCTTCAACAAGAAGAATCACGGGATCATTGAGAGCGCATTGCTCTTGGTGATCCTTTTTTGTTTTTATGGATACCACCGACCAATTTCTTGAAGCACCGCCAACCGATCCGGGTATTGCCGAGATATCTGAATCCCCGACTGTGGTTGAGTCCACATCGGTAATGGAATTATTTCCTAACTTCGCGGAGAAGGACGAACTAACCGCCAAAGTCAAGGTGCGGGTTGCTAACCTGTTTGCTAACTGCCGGGATCGTGACGAGCTTGAGGATATCTGGGACAAGAATGATTTGATGTTCCGCGTCAAGCCGGATGCTTCTAAAGACGACGTACACCGCGCCAATGAAAGTACGGGCGTATTCCATATCTCTGTCAACCAACTGGCTTCAATCGCGTTCAAGACGTTCACGGAGAATCCAGAGAACTACTCTTACGGTTACGCTGGTGCTACGGATGATGAGCAAACCAACATTATCCGATCCAAAAACGCCGAGATTATGACGCTGTTGTTCCGCAAGGCGCAACGCAATTCGCAGTTCAAGAAGAACCTGAAACGTGTTTTGAACGATATTTACAAGAATGGTAACGGGTTTGTGGGGATACCGTGGGAGAAACAAGTTGTTGATTTGGTGTACCGTGACAAGTCCAGCGGGGAGCGTAAGTCGAAGTCGCAATCTCTAAACAACCTTCCCGGCTTAGAGTTCTTACCCATAGACGCCCTCTGGCTTGACGAGAACATTGATGATACCGAACAGCAACCAGCTATTTATATCAAGTCCCCGATAGCGTGGAATCAACTGCTGGCCGATAGTAAGAAGAATAAGGTGAAGTTGTTTACGGATGAGAAGGGTCAAGAAGGGTTGCGTAACAGATTCGACGGATTTCGTGAACGCCTGACTTCATCCGAGTTCAATAATGCGAAGATGGAACGGTACGAAAACGCTGATCGGACATTCACAGACAGGACAGGCGAATTATATAACCACTGGGTTATCTGGATCAATTTGCCTATATCGCGTGAAAGTGGTGAGTGGGATGATAATGGCGAAGAAATCCGGTGTCGTGTGCGGATTGTCGGCAATCCCGAAAACTGTGAGATCATAGAAATTCGTGAGAACATATTCCCCGGTGGCGTTCCGATTCTTGCGGTGCACCAGACCGAAGATGATGTCGGAATGTATCACATTTCTCTGGGCGAGAAGGTGTCAACCTATTTCGATCAAATCTGCATTGCCATAGACCAACTTATTGATAACCGATCCAAGAACTGTCGCAGACCCATTGTGTATGACCCGATGCGTATTGACATTAAGAAGTACGACTTCGGGCATTCCAATGGGGTGCCGTGTACCGGCGACGTGCGAAGTGCGTTTGCAGAGATGCAGATTGCCGATATGACGGCAACCATCATGCCGACCATTCAATATCTCGAACAGAAGATACGCGAGATTATGAATACCACGGACGCCGTGATGGGGCAGGCAATGGGTGGGCGCACCAGTGCGAGTGAATACATGGGCGCGAAGGCGGCGGCAACAACCCCGATTTTCAGCGATATGGCAAGTATAGAGGATGCCCTGATAGGCGAGTTTATGCGCCGGTTCGCGCAGTACATCCACACGTTTATGACGCCGGAAGATATGGTGGAACAGGTGGGGATTATTGGTAATGAGTTTCAGTTTGATCTTACCGATATCTATACCGTCGAGTTGCGTGGTGTTGCAGAGGCGATGGACAAGATGACCAAAATCCAAAACCTAATGCAGTTATTCAGTATGAGCCAAGACGCTACGGTGAAGTCGCGGATCACGTTGCAGATTGCAAAAACTATGGGTATGGAAAATCCGGCTCAATTCGCTCCTACTCCCGCCAAGGATCAGGCCGTCAAAGCCGCGTTATGGGAAAACAATGAGATTCTCGTATCCGCCTTGTGGGATGAACCCGAACAGGGCGAACTTCACGACACGCATATTCCGCTTCATAAACAGGCAATGTGGATGGAACAGCGTAATAAGAATCCTAACGTCCAGATGATGCAACAGCATATTTCGGCGCACGAACAACTTAAACGTAGTGAACAAGCATTGGCTGGTGGTGGTTCATTCCCCGGTTCGGGTGGTAACGGGCAATCCCCCGATTCGCTGGCGAACCTACCGCCAATGCCCACAGAAGGCGAACAGTCAGGACAAGACATAAGTGCAGATATGGGGAATGTTCAAGGCGGTAGCCAAATTCCTCTAGCGGTGTAGTGAGTACGAAACCAGCGGCATTGCCCGATGTCGCAACAAGGAGAAAGCCCATGACCGACGCGATAGAAGGGGTCACTGATCCCCAGCCCGAAATTCAGAAGGTAACGGATGCTCCGGTTTTGCCCGAAAAGACCGAACCCGAAACCGACGCAGAGAAACAGATCGAGTCTATTAAACGCGAGAAGGACGAGTTGGTGCAGAAGTTCGAGAAGGCCGAGAAGGAACGCTTGGCAACCGAACAACGGCTGACTGAAACGCAGGCATATATCAGTCGGACACGGAATCTGGAAAAGGAAAAAGAAACCAGCACCGCGTCATTAGGGCCGACCAAGACGTTTGACGATTACTTGGGCGACATAGACAAGATGGTTGACAATGATTTTGAGAACGACCCGAAGGCTGGGTTGAAGAAGATCGCCAGAAAGATCGTCACCGATGTGGCCTTTGACCGCGACTTGGAACGTCAGCAACACCAGAAAGACGTGAAAGAAGCCGAAGAACGTGCCTTCCGACGTGCGGTGGGAATGGACAAGGAGAAGTCGAAGTTGTTGGGTGAGGTTGAAAAACTGGACACGGAACGTCCTGATTTGAAAAACCTGACATTCGATCAAAAGATGGAGTTCATTGGAATGCGTGACGGCAAGGTTGAAAAGGAGAATGGCCGTCAGCAGTTGGATCGTGAACGGGAAATGGCGTCTGGGGTTGGTGCGCCGCGAGTAGCCGCCAGGTCGGATCGAACACCGGCTTGGACGAAAGACCCGGCAGTATTGCGGGAAGCGCAAGGCCACTTCAAATCCGTAGAGGAAATGATGAATTGGGCCGACCCGGACAAGGCGCGAGAGATGGGAAACCGTATGCGAACACGATCCGCTTAACCAAGGAGAACTTCAATGAGTGATGCAACGACAACTAAGATCGAACCCGAATCAACTGTTACGGATTTTGAACAACCTAAAAAACGCGGCAATCCTAACTGGTCTAAAAAGGTCGAGATTGGCGAGTCTGGCAAGTTTGTCAAACGCGCCGATGTGCTTGATGAATCTCATTTAATGAATGACATTTGGCACGTGCAGAATAAAGACCCCAAACTTCATTACGTGTGGGGTCGCAAGAACGATGACCAGGAAATGAATATGTTCGCGCAGCGAGGTTACGTTCCGGCGAGTGGCGATGAAAAGATTTTTGGGAACCCGTTTGAAAGCAAGAAGGACACGGAAGGGAATCTCAAAGAGCGTGGACAACGGATTTTGATGTGTTGCCCGAAACACATGGTTGATGCCCGAAGGAAGGAGCAGGCGAAGCGTTACATTGATCCCGGTAAGTCGGCTAAAGCTGAAGCCCGTCAGATGAGCCGCGAGGGTGTTGTTGTAACCGCGTCTGCAAGTAGCGAAACGAAACGTGAAAGTATAGCAGAAGGAGAATAATTATGGCGACCAAGGTAGCCAAAACTCTTGCCATTTATCGGCAGGAAGGAATCGGCGGGGTTATCACTGACCGTGTACCCGGCGAGGAAGCAAGCATGACGTATAAGCAGGGTGCGCCCCTGGTGCGTGATGGCACGTCTAAAGAGTTGGAAATATGGGCTGGTGGAACTGATGCGTCAATAATCGTGGGTATCGCCGCGAAAGATGCGTCCGGTACTGCCGGTACTGCCGTTCCGTATTATGAAGCTAATCCCGCGAATCTGTTCGAGGGAACGCTGATTAACGCGACAACGGCATACACGTTGCTTGGAACCGAAAAGGGCGTTTCTTACTCCCTAGTTGCTTCGGGCAATGATTGGTACGTGGACGTGGCCGATACGACCACTACTCAAGTTGAAGTCGTTGGACTGATTGATGCGGTGGGCGACATCAACCCCAGAGTGATCGTGCGGTTCCTGCAAGCTAATCAGGGCAACGTCCTGTAACGGACAATCAAAAAAAAGGAGTATGAAAGATGGCTATTTTATCTGCGAATATGACCAACCTGTATGACGCCAGGATCAGCAAGGCGTTCTATCAGTACCTTGGCCTTAACCCAGAGGAATACTCGAAGTGGTGCGAAACCATGACGAGCAAAGACCAGTATGAGAAAGTATCGCTGTATGGCGAACTTCCCATGCCGGGAGTGGTGAGCGAGTACGAGCAATTCCCCGAAACGTCATTCAAACAAGGGCCAGTTCGCACGTGGACACACGTGAAATACGGGTTCCGTTTGATCGCGTCCGAGGAAGCCCTGGAAGATGAGAAGTTCCCGGTTATCGAAGCGACGGCGAAATCAATGGGTACGGCTATGAAGCACCGCATTGAAACGCAGGGCGCGTATGACCTGAACAGCGCGTTCACGGTGAGTACGGTTGGCGCGAGCGATACGGCGAGTGAAACGCTGTGCGCTACGAGTCATGCCACATTCACCGGGGCGGGTGGTTCGGCCCAAAAGAACAATCCGAGTACGGATGTTACGCTGGGTGCGGATTCGTTGTGGGCTGGTGTTGATAACTTTTCGGGACTTAAAGACCACGAAGGCAATCCAGTTATGGCGATCCCCAAACTGGCGGTTATTCCTTCGGCTCTAGAACGGACGATCATCGAGATTCTCAAGTCCGATATGGTACCGTACAAGTCCACCCACGAAACGAATGCAATCCGCACTCGCGGGTTGGATTACACCATCGGCCACTACCTGACCAGTTCGACGGCGTGGTTCCTGGTGACGGATAAGAAACCGATCCGGTTCTATATGCGCCGGAGTCCGACTGTGAAGCCGGACAATACTATCAGTACGGATTCGCGTAGCTGGCAGATATCCTGCCGGTTAAGCCATGCCCCGTATGACTGGTATCAAATCTACGGCACAGATGGCGCGCCGTAATTCGGTAGTGATCGAAGGT